GTCTGGTTGCAGTAGTCGACAAATAGGTCGTTAAACGCCCCAATAATGGCGGTCAGCGATTGGCCTAGCTGCCCCTGCGGTGAAGCGATTGAGGGGTTTAGCGCGCCGCCAAACGCCGCGACAAAATCCGCCATGACGCCAGCCAAGATAGCCGTTTCCTGCGGCGTGGCCGGGCCGGTGTCGCCAAATGTCGGCAGGGGAACGTGGGTCGTCAAAGTCATATCGCGATCACCTGTTGCCCCGCCGCCGAGGTTATTTGGATTTGGCCGTTAAGAAGTTGGCCTTCGACAAAAACATACGCGACCGCTTCGGTCACCCCCGGCACGCGCAACGCGGCCTCTTGGATTTTGGCCCGCAAAATTTGGGTCGGCTGCGCTAGGCCAAAAACTTCCGAAAAATACGGCACGCCAATCGCCGTATCGTAATATGCTTCGCCGGCGAAAACGCGCGCCTCGCTGGCCGCGTCTTGCGCTTGGGCATAGGGTTCGGCGGCAATCGCCCAATTACCGAGCGCGTCGACGCATAAATCCCAAACGGGCCGATCTAGGAGCATTGTCGTAGCCATGCTTGCGGGTATAGCAGCCGCTTGGGACGGACGATAGGGTATTGACGGGCGCGTCAAGAGCCGCTAGGCCAAGAGCATGACCGCTTATTACAACGAATTTGACCCGTTTGCCGCCGATTGGTTGGAAAACCTGATTTACGTCGGGGCCATCGCGCCGGGGTTTGTAGACCGTCGGTCGATTGAAGACGTGACGCCGGGCGACCTTGCGGGCTTTACGCAATGCCACTTTTTCGCAGGAATAGGAGTTTGGAGCCATGCCCTTCGCGCCGCCGGTTGGAGCGACGACCGACCCGTCTGGACGGGTTCATGCCCCTGCCAACCTTTCAGCGCGGCAGGTAAAGGAAATGGGTTTGACGACCCTAGACATTTATGGCCCGCGTTCCATTGGCTTATCGCCTCTTGCCGACCTGACGCCGTTTTTGGCGAACAGGTATCAAGCAAGGACGGCCTCGCTTGGCTCGATACTGTATCGGCTGATTTGGAAAACTCGGACTATGCCTTCGGGGCGCTTGATATCTGCGCAGCGGGCGTCGGGGCTCCGCATATCCGCCAGCGCTCTTATTGGGTCGGAATTAAAGGGTTGGACGACACCGCAAGCGCACGACACGACGGGTCGTTCGGCGGGCCAGAAGGCAATCCACGGGACGAAACACGGTTGCGCGTGCCTAGTGCGAGAAGCGGTGTCTGCGGGCTGGCCGACGCCCACGACTACGGATTCCAAAGGGGGTTACGAGGGCGGCCGGGTACGGAACGGCAAGATTTCGACGGACCGGCTGGACGTGGTGGCCCAATTAACGGGTTGGCCCACGCCCTGCCAACAGGACGGGCCGAACGGCGGACCCTCGCAAGGGACGGACAGGCTACCGGGCTGTGCGCCTCTAGCTGGGTGGCCGACTCCGGTAGCCAAGGACGACGGGAAAACACCGGAAGCCCACTTAGCGATGAAAACGCGCATGGGCGAACGGGACGGCACGGGGGCAAACCGAACGGCGATAACGAGCTTGGCGGTCATGGCAAAAACGACTGGCCCCGCCCGTATAACGTCGAATGGGCAAATTCTGACTGGCTCTTTTGCCGGGATGGAAAGTGGAGGCCAGTTGAACCCCGAACATTCCCGTTGGCTAATGGGGCTTCCAATCGTGTGGGGGCTTTGCGCGGGTATGGTAACGCGCTCGTCGCGCCGGTCGCCCAAACCTTCGTCGAAAGCGTGATGGAGATAATCGACTAGCCCGTCGGCAAGCCGCTAATGCCCGTTCCGGCGGTGACGCCGCCGTGCTTGTGGTTGCCGACTGTGTGGCTGTTAAACGTGCCTTCGCCGGTCGCTACGACTTCGCCCGCAACCTCTAGTTTGCCGTCAATTTTTACGCGCGTGCCGCTGGCGGGCGTCATCGTAATGCCCGTTTCGTCCATGACAATTTTTTGCGATGGCGCGGCGTTAAGCACCCCGCCCATATAGACCCCGTCGGCCCAATCGAATTTGCGCGCGCTGCCCGGCGTCGTCGGTTTTTTGGCGCGCTTAACGCCGGAAATATCCGACTGCGCAAAAAGGGCCAGCCCAATGTCGCCGACGACGGGTTTGACAATAACCGCCGAGTCGCCACCCTGCAGCCGCCAAATGGGCAGGCCGTTAACTACTCCGTGCGGCACGGCATTGCCCGCCCCGTCGATTTGATGGACCATCGGCTGCACGTCCACTTCATAGGCGCCGCCGATGGCCCGCACGGCCTTAATCTGGACGAGCGTCATGGTCGCTTGTTCCCCTTGGATTGCGCGTACCAAAAAGGACAGGCGGGCAAACTCGCTGCCGACGTCCGCAAGGCTCGCTTGGCCAACATAGGCGCCCGAATTGAACATCAGTTACACTTTCGTAATTATGGGCGATAAATAGCCCCAAAGCCCGCACTCAACGTCGGTAAACCATCCGCCCCCGGGTAATTCGGCTTCGAGGGTGTGACTGAGGGCGGCCACTTTCCAAGAGCCGCAAGCCGCGCCTAAAACGCTGCTTACCTCTACTTGCTGCCCGAAAATAAGCGCGGGGGTAAATAGGAGACGAAAGGCCAACCCAGATTGCGAAAATCTAGGATAGCCGACCAGTCCGGTTTCCGGCGAGACGAATAAAGTCGAACCCCCCCGTTTTGAACCCCGCGGCCAAATAGCTATCGCGCTGTCGGTTATTATGTATTCGCAATCGGCCATTCGGCAGGCTTTACGAATTTGCTGGATAGGAGTCCCCGGCAAGTAAACGTTGTCAAATACCGCCGTCACGCCATTATTTTCTACTGCCCGCGCTGGCTCCATAAGCCGCCCAATGCCCGCCAATATAGTTGGCATATCGACCGAGCCTGAATAGCTAGTGGGCGGCACGGGTTTAAAAGAATCAAAACCCCCAGTCTGCGCCGAGACGACGAAAAGCATGTCTGGCGGGGCGCTGGCGTCGGCCCATGCCTCTAGTAGGGTCCCTGAAAAAACGACGGTCGGCGTTGTGCCTTCGCTTGCGGCAAGTAAGGTTATGACGTTCCGCCGCGCCTGCCCGAATGCTAGAATATTCAGGACGGTCAGTTTTTGCATAACGTCGAGCGGCATTCCCCAAATGCGCAAGTCCAAGGTCGTCATATTGACCCCGCCGGGCATTTGAATATTGGCCGACATACGGTAACCGGTCAGTTCGACCGTATTTTCGCCGCCTTCGCCAAAATCCCCCGTCCCGAGAGTAAAAACCGCGGTGAGCGTTCGCCGGTCTAGAGTCATAGCGAATCCGACCAAAAGAATTGAAAGCGCGTGCCGAGGCCCGTATAAAAGGGGTCGGCGGTGCCTTGGGTGTCGGTAAAAAACAAGTCGCCGATAAAGCCCAAATATTTCGCCCGCACAAGCCGCACCAGGTTGCAGGCCTTCATCCCGAGCGCAATCGGCGAGTCGTTCAGATAGAGATCGACAAAAATCCCCGTGCGGCGCTGGCGAACGACGAGGCGGCAAGCCTGCTGGCCGAGCTGCACGGTCAGGGTTTGCGACGGGTCCGCCGACAAAGGAATAATAAACGTCGTCACCGCGTTGCTCCCGCCCCGCCGTCGCCTGTCGTCGCGGCTGCCTGCAAACTGCCTTTTTGGGTCGTCGCGGAACCGGCAGGGCTTTTTGTTTTGATAAATGCCGAAGACGCTGTTTGCCGCACGTTCCGCAAGCCGATCTCCAACGTTAAGAGCCCGCCGCCTCGGTCAGCGGCGGCCGACCGGCGCATAGAGGTTACGTTGACGTTCAGATAGACCGACTCGGGCGTCACCACGTTATATAGGCCGGTTGACGCCCACGCAGATTGCACCGCACCGATAACGTCTTGCCGGTCTTCGACCGAGCCGCCTTTTGTTGCGATAACGTGCACGTCGAACGGCCGAACGACTTTGTTGTAGCTGGCGAAGCCGCCTTGCTCGACGACATAATCAGAAATTTGCGCCTCTAAGTCGACTTCAACGGCCACGATATTATCAAACGTGGCGAGGGCCGCCCCAGCCGCATCGTAAATCCCCCACTTGGCCGCAATTTCCGCATTTGCCCGAACCCCGCTGCCCGTAACAGCGGCCGGCGTCAGCGGGTTCAGAAGGTTTTGGATAGTGGCGGCGGCGCTTTTAAGCCGGTCGACCGCGCCGCTTGCTTGACGCAGCGCGCCTAGAACGTCACCCGACTGCAAAGCCTGCCAAGCGCCCTGTGCACCCGCCGCCGCGCCCGTTAGGTCCGAACCAAGGGCCAAGGCCCCGCCGACCGCCGCACTAACTGTAGC